CTCTGAGTCCCCTGCTTCTTGACCTTGAGGTACATCTCGGTAATCTGTCCATAAACGTTCAGGACAGGAATACTTGAGATGTGATCACAGGCTCAAGCCACTATGTCATCATTTTCGTGACTCGTCAACTTCAAAACCATCTCCTCTGCGAGCAGCCCTAAAGGCTTCCCGCGGCGGGATGATGAAGTTGATGGGTCCGATTCCCTGAACTGGTCAATGAGACCTAATTGGATAGCCGCTATTGCTAGGGCTTCCCTTAGGTATCTTGGCAGGGGTTCTCCGAGTTGCCTATAGACTGCTTTGAGACAGTCCATAGCCTTCCCGGTCCCCTTGATGTACAACATCAATCGTTCAGCGACTGCTGCTTTGTGATAGATTTCTTTGCAATAATTAGCATTGAAACCTTTCACAAATTGGTAGTATGATGACACAACCTTTGCAACCTCTTCACCGAAGGCCCAGCCTTTCTTCAGCTCACCGTAGAAAACAGGTAGTAGTTGGTAAAACTTACTACTCGCTTGAACGGCGTGTATCGGAAAGGGTGTAATTTCTCTTCCTTTATAGAACAGACGCTTTGCAAACTCCGAAAGGAATTTGGAATCGTGTGTCTTAATTGGAGAGAAAGGTACATCCAAAGATAGGAGGATTTCTCGGTATTTCTCAGCGAGAGCGGTATCCCCAATAAGGATATCGTCCCCGAGGAGACAATACTTAGATTTCTTCCATCCTTGCCCAAGTGAAGTGCTTGCCACATACATAATGAAGTGATGAGCTACCGCAAAGGTAGCCCATGACGTGTAGGCCCCCATCGGAGTTCCGGTACCGTAGGTAAGCTTTCGGGCTGACCCTTGGTATTTGAAGTCAAATGGAAGACCTACCATTATATATTGCCAAGCATCCACCCATGGCTTCGGCAGGACGCCTTGTAAGAGTTTAGATATAAGTAAGATAGGGAAACGATCTGTAGCATCCTTTAAATCGATGCTATGGAAAACTTCTCATCCCTTAATCTTCTCTACAAAAGATCCTTGATCGAAGGTGCAATCTTGGGGAATTTTATCTAATCTCCTATAAAGTCAGCGATGGAACGGGTATAGCGCTGCTTGACTAAAATAGTCAAGTATAGCTATAACTCGAACCTTCATTTCTTTATCTGAGAAATAGGTAATTTTCCTAAGACTGTAGCTAGGGTATTTAGGGTAACAACGTTCTAGGAAAGAGAACTGACTAGCAAGGCCCCGGATCCTACCGGCAAGCTTCTCACCACCCACTAGACAGATTGAATCTAATAACTTTTTATCAAGAAGTATTAGTCTCAAATCTGCGATAGCAGTGATGAGGGCTTGACCATTAGGACCGGACTTACTAGTCATGTGATAATTCCTAAAATGGAGTGACCTAGGTACTTTAGTAAACTGTTTTGGAAAACCTAATTCCTTTCAAAAGAAGGGAATTCAGGGCTCCACCATTGCCAGGGACCCATTAAAGGGCCCGGTAATAGGTGTAGTATCCGGAACTGTTCCTTTGTTAAGAGCTCTCGTGGAGTATAATAGCGTGAGTATGTACCGGAGTGCAGACACGTCTGCATCGGGTAACATACTGCGTTTTATTATATTCCTG